AACAGGTTCAACAACTTTTTGTTTTGACTCATTTTCAATTTCTAAAACCTCATTTGCTGAATCATCTGTCATAGCAATGTATTCAACCCCTGTTTTCTTACTCATAACACCAGCGTTTACAGCCGAAGTTACAATTTCCACAGCTTCTTTTAAATCATCCGGCAAAATGGAATTGAATTGTATTTTAATCAAAGTTTCTTTTACCTGGCTCGCTAACTTAGTGTCAGTAGTTTGGGTGATCCCCGAAATAAGTACTTTTATAATTCGCTGAATCATAGTTCTGTTATCTCCTTCATTCATTGAAGATTTAATAATGCTGTCTAAAAATAACAGTTTTAAAGCGATTCCTGATATATTCCCAACACTTCCTTTTAAATTGTCAAATGAAAGGTTTGGGGTTGATGAAAGTCCATATATTAAAGATTCTAACAATTCCATTTCAAGCTTTACACTTGCCGGAGCATTGTCATTTGTTAAAAATTTCGCATCACCATGGACAGTTTTCCCACTTTCATTATCAACTTCCTTCATTGGAAATCTTAATGTTTTACCATCGTCATTTCTATCAGGCATATTTGTAACTTCTCCATACAAAGCTAATAATGGATATCCGGAATAATCATTTGAAGCTCCTAGTTTTGATAAACCAGTTTCGTAACGATCTATTAAAGTTTGTACATCATACCACTCCGGTTCATCCTGAGAAACATACACAATAGGAATTTTATTGAATCCGTGAGGTAATTTATCTATAAATGCAAAAGTCCCTGATATATCAGAACATTTATAACATAGTAAATCAGTCCAAACCCAAGTGTTTTTCACTGTTTTGTCTCCATTTTTGGTAGAGAATGACCAAGTAAATGCTGTCATATCTCCTGTTTCATCAAAATAAGGAGCCATTTTGCCGTTTTCATTAGTCAGTATTTTTAATTTAACCTCTTTCACTTTTTTGCCTTCAATATTAGCCTGCTCTTTTGTATAAAATTCAAAGGCAACTTCCGTCTGGCTTTTTTGAATGACCTTAGCTTTCTGAATTTTGTCATCAATACGATTTTCATCCCACAGAAATAACACTTTGTCAAATAATTCATTCGTTTTCTCAGTTAATAAAGTAACCGGCTTACCAACTTCAAAGGCGCAAGCCGTTGTAACTATCTTTTTTTGAAAAGGCGCAACAGATCTAATTGCTTTTACAGTTTTTGTTTGCCCGTCCGGACTTTTTACAGCCTTGTCTTTTTGAATATTTCCAACTTGTGAAGGACGGATGGTTCGGTCCAAATCCTTATATTCTAGGATGTATTTATCAATTAAGTCCCCATCTTTTTTTGATGAGGTTAGTGTTTTAATAGCCTCTTCCGGCTTAGCTTCTAGCATTAAAAGTATATCTTCCATAATTTTAGTAATTAATTCCCAGTTCTGAGAGTGATTTAGTAGTTTCGTGAATTTGTGATTTATTGTTATGAGCCATATGGCCATAGCGTGCAGAATCCCAAAAGTGATTCCAATCATCAATTGGCTGATTGATCGCTATACCTTGGATTTCTTTCATCCGGTAATTTTCCTTTTCCTTTTTTATTTGAGCATATAAATGGTTTTTTACGATATGAATCTTTTTTTCTTTCATAGATAATAGCCAAAACATTACGCTTTTAGTTTTACTCACTTTTTTGGCATTCCAATTAGCTTTTTTCAAACCATTAACCATTTCAACAGTTCCTTTGTTTTCGCCGGTATATTTATCAGAACTATCGCAAATAATCAAATCTCCCAGATCAAAATCATTTTTGTTTGGCTTCACTCCTATTGATTTAAAGATGTCAATTAGTTCGTTTGTCGTTTCAATTGGCGTGTATAGCAGTGGCTCAATCCAAATATTATGTTCATCCTCAGCATATTTATTTAAGGCGTTTGGATCCGTTGTAAAACCAAAGTCATTTGTGAAAATGTAGGCCATATCCGGAAACTCTTCAATCCATTCAACGTGCTGAAATATGACGCCTTTCATTGCGCCACGTAATCCAAGGCCATAAACCTTCCACATAAACTCATCAGCTGTTCCGTTAGCGATATTTATCGGATGTGGTGGAGGTTGGTTGGTCCTGCTTATCGGCTCAACCTTTTGTGTGGCTTTATTGTAGGTGAAAACCACATTATCTTTTACAATGTATTTTCCAGGCTTCCAAGGTTCATAAGATAGTATTTTGTTTTTTTCCTGAGGCGTTATGAATTTATTGTCCAGATACGTTGAACGCAAAAAGCCAACATCCGGACGGTTTAAAACTTTATCAAAAAACCAATGTTCTGTAACAGATGGGTTATAATCTGCCCACCAAAACTTTCTGCAACGCATTTCCACGTGGTCAAATACTGATTGCCTGATAAACATCATTTCATTAAAGAAAGCGTAATCACAACCCCCACCGTGCTTTCCATCACCCAAAAAATAGATTGTACTTCCGTTTATTTTGAAACTTTTAATTTCTTCGGCATTGTGAAATTTATTTGGAAGTCCATAATCATCCAGGCGCCTTTTAAAATCATCATATAAAGTAGTTTTAAACTCGTTGTAAGTTTCCCGGTAGATGTTTATAGTGCATTTAGTTTCAACAAATAAACAAAGCCAAATGATAATATCTACACCGGACCAGGTTTTACCGGAACGAGAAGAACCTTCTAAAGCGGCACCCCTAAAACCACCGGTAAGTTCGCCAAGTTTATTATATTGTTGCTGAGTAACGGCATTATAAAGAAATTTGTAATTTGGGTTTGTTTCTTCATCAATATTTTTTAAATGTTGACGTGATTCATCTATGTCCCTTTCTTTTAAAAGCGTTTCTAACTCTAATATTTCAGCGTTTGTAAGCAATTTGTTATTTTTCTAAAATTTGTTTAACATTCAGCCAATAATCAATTTCTCTTTTGTCGAACGGACTTAAATAATCATTAAAGTCTTTTGGTGTTTTCTCTTTGAGTATGGTATTTACCAAAGCAATTGATGCCGTTGTTCCCAACAGCATTTTAAATAACATCGCTCTAAATTTATAGTTCATCACTTTTCTATAATTTCAATTAATTTATGGTGTATCATAAACCTTACTTTCTCTTCAATATGAAGTCTGGTTTTACGCCCAAAGGCTCTTTTTTTTTGTTGGATCAAATAAAATTGATTCACTAATTTTTCTCGCTCAATTGGATCATTAAGCTTGTATTTTTTAATTACAGCTTTAACTTCCCTTTTTTTATTTCGCTTTCTGATCAGAAATTGAAGCCTGATTGAAAGCCTTTTTCTTATTGATTTAATGAAATTCATTTGCTGCAGTTTGTTTAGGATTTTCATAGTTAGATGCAATTGGCCAGCTATTTAAGTTAATGGCGATATCATCTTTAGGCTGAGATTCGGCAAAGTCAAGAATTGCCATACCAATAAGTTCTGGATTGGAGGTTTCCTTAATTTCTCCATCAATTTTTACAAATACGCTCCACCCTGTGTGGAAAGTTGACTAAACCCTTGTTAATACTGAATTGTTGATTTTGTGGAGAAGAAAGGGCTCGAACCTTTAACCTTCAATAAAATGACGCTCTAACCGGTTGATACTTTCGCCATACAAGGACCATTGCTTTGACGTATCTTTGAGCTACTTCCCCTATTGATAAAAGCCATTTATAAACTAAATGGCTTTTTGTATAATAATTATTTTCTTTAACAATCTGCCCTGGTTGATTTATAAGGCTTCAGTAAGTTTTGCTTAAAATGTAAATTAAAGTTGTCATTCAACTTCTGCCTATAGAGTATCGAGGCGGTCTGTCGATTGCGACTAAATAATTCTTCATTGGTAATCGCTATTGCAAACGGTTTGTAACCCTCTTTAATAGCAAAATCCCTACTTACATTTAACAACTTTACATCAGAATAAACGGATGCCGTCTGAAGATCAGACACTACACTTACAGCATTAGTTACAGCAATACATTGCCGGACTACTTCTGTTTTTTGCTTGTGTTCCGGTGTGGCGG